CAGAAACAACCTATGAAAGTGGTGAGGGAAATGCCGTAATCATTCCTCTTCCCTCTGGAGGTGGTGGATCACCTATGATAACTGGAGGAAAGAAAGGAAGAGGCAGTGGTATAAAAGTAAAAACAGTTGTCGTGGATGATACTGAATTAGCTTTGTACGGAGGTAAATAATATCATGTCTAATGCAGCAAAAAAATCAGCACCAGCAAGTATAACAAAAGCAGAAGTAACCTCAAATGCAGATGCAGGAAAAACTGCTAACATAGTGAATGTAATATTTGGTGATGTGGGATTAGCAGTTGATAATAAATCTGTGATAGAAGGTTTACCTCTTATAGGAACAGAAGATTTTAAATTACAATTTGAAGATAATAATGAAAATAAAATTAGAGTTAAGATGAATGTTAATAAGGTAACACCAGTTTATGAAGATGGATCAAAAAATGTTATAAGTTTAGATTTAGTGTCTGAGGAAGTTCTTCGTAATGAAATGGGTGAGTCAAGATGTAGAACCAGAGAAAATGGCCTGATATCTGATAGTATTGAAAAAATATTTAAAGATAGATTAAAGACTGAAAAAAAATTAGATATTGAACAGTCTGCAAACAGATATAATTTTATAGGTAGTGGTCGTAAACCTTTTTATATGTTAAATCTTCTTTCAAAACAAGGAGTTCCACAAGGTAGTGATGGTAGTAGTGCTGGATTTCTTTTCTTTGAGACTGCTAACGGTTATCATTTCAAATCTATTGAAGGATTACTTAAACAAAACAAAAAGAAATCATATATTTTTAACAACACCACTGATGCACAAGGAATTCCTGCTGGTTATGATGGAAAGGTATTGGATCATAAATCTGATAGTTCGATCAATGTTCAATCAAAAATGAACATAGGTGCTTATAAAACTAAGATAGTTCTTTTTGATTCTTATAACTGTAAGTATGAAGTAATAGAACAAACTGCTGAAGAGGTAAAAGAGAACGTTGAACTAGCAGGAAAAGATTTACCTAAATTTAATTCTAAATTTGACAGTGGTGAAAAAGATTATACAAGAACAACATTATATTTGGTTGATAGTGGAACTCTACCTGAAGGTGACACTAAAAAACAAATAGATGCAAGCACAAAGCCTAATTTTGAGGCAGTAAGAACATTAAATCAATCTATTCGTAGATATAATCAACTCTTCTCTGGTATGATGGAGATAACAATTGCAGGAGACTTTAGTTTACATGCAGGAGATGTAATATTTGTTGACATATTCTCTGTTTCAGCAGAGAAAGATGATACATTGAATAGGGAGAGTGGTGGTCTATATATTATAGCCGATTTATGCCACTTTCTTGATG